CATTTCGATGTCAGGTGATGATAGTGAAAAGGATTGTGTGATTTCATCACCAGCTATATAAGTTCCACCAGCATTTGTCCATCTAGTTTCAATACCATTTAAATTCTTTCTGTTTAACCAACTACACCCTTCGACTGTTTTTGGATCATCAGCTTCCTTACCAATACCTTCATCCCACTCTTGTGACAATGGATAAGCAGCAACATCATAGGTTTCACTTAAACCACTTGTACCTTTGGTTTCAAACATTCTTAAAACAACTTTATAATCATGTGGTAATACAGAAGAACTGATATAATTTTTTATCTCATTTGCATCAAACTGAATTAATGTTCTAGTTGGATAATCAAATTTAGAATTAAAAAATACTTTTTTAATTTCTAGTATTTCATCTTGACCTGTATTTTTATCTAGATAGGATGTACCATCTATTGGATTAGAACCACTGTTGATAAAAGTATCTTTTACAGCAAAAAATGAACGATGCATTACAAGACCCTCCCATAAATATCTGTATCAGGATTTCGTAGTTCAAACACAGCAGCAGTTGCCGATGGTCTAACTACATCATCAATAGTAGCAGTATTAAAATCATATTTAAAACCATAACCATTAGTTCCTTGAACTGTATCTATAGTTCCATCACCATTGTAGTAAGCCAATTGTTTTGGGTTAAGATCACTTTGTCCAGCAAGTTCTGAAGTATTTTGAAAAAGTTTTAATGTCTTTACTCCTATCACACCATCTAATCCCAATACTTCGTACTTCAAATCATTTAAGTTTATTGATTGTCTAAAATTCATTTTATCTGTACGAAAGAAATTTCTTATTACATTGATTGCTCTAATCTTAACTTCAGTTGGATTAAATCTTCTGTCAGCATTTATTTCAAAATTAACACCAAAGTTTATTTTGTAGCCAGAAAATATAAATCCATTTGTAGTTTGAAATCCAAAGTCAAGAGCATCGTTTATCATTCTAAATTGTTCTAAATACATTCTTAAATTATTCAAAACTATCAAAGGTGTTTGTGTTAATTTTTTATTTTGATCATAAGATAATGTATATATTTTTAACCCACTTATATCATTTAATCTATGTACATAACATTTAGCAATATTACCAAATTTAGCAGGCATATTAAATATTCGTGCTTGATAATCTTCACGAGTAACACATCTTAATTGTGATGCAAAAAATGTTTTTGCATTTTCTTTTATCTCTGTTATAGTCTGACCATTTGTACCACCACTGGCTGGTTCTTCATTTGTAACAGATATATTAACACCACTAGGTGCATTGTTCACATCAGTTAATTCACCAGTCTGTACATTACTTTGTAAACCACCACCAACTCTGTATGTTACAGTAAGAATTGTATTTGCTGGTGTTTCACCGAGATTCAAAGAATTATTTGTTGTTAGATTATTTACAGCAGCATTAATAACAGAACCAGGAACACCTGACACATTGATACCTTGTTGTTCTATTATCGAAAATAAACTACTATCGGATGAGCCAGACACATTGAATTTATACAAACCATTACCAAATTGAAGACTTGTTTTATTGGTGGTGTGATTAACCTTTGTTACAAATTTTTTGTTTGTTTTTATATAGTCTAAAGTGTATGGAACATCAACCTCTGACATAAATCTTGTTGGATCATTTTCATCAACGATTGCACCTTGATCATAAGCTGTTGTTCTTTCAGTATCACTAGTATAATGAAGTTCTTTTAATATTCTGTCTTGAGCTAAATATTGAACTTCATGCCACTTTTGACCTGAGCTATCTCTACAATCTAAAATTTCAATTACATTAGTTTCATCAAGTTGTAATTGTAAAAATTTAGTTGGACTACCTATTGAAAAGGATTTTGTTCTAGTTTCACCAGATACGGCATTTACACGAGCAATTAAAGTGTAACTACTGACTAAACCATTTGCATCAAAAGTAGATGGTTGACTAGCAATTGGTGCTCCTAAAGAAGATGACAATTGAAAATCAATTTCACCTAATGTTTCAAATTTTAAATTAGAATTAGCATTCGATTGAACTTGTAAACCAGCTGGTATTGGAGACAATGGAGCATCAGAATATCTTGGTTTACCTACATCAGTAACACCTACTTCTGTAGTTACAGTTAAAGGTACATAAGCAGCAGAAATAGGTGGGGTCTTATATCCTAAAAACTCAGCCAACCTCACTACATTTCTTTTCTCTGATGCTGTTGTTATTATACTTTCTTTGTAATTATAATCAATGTAATAACTTAATACATCACCAACATAACTTGCCAGTTCTATCAACATCATACCCGTAGATGTTTCATTAAAATCTTTATAGGTATCAGGAAAATATGACTTAGTGTATTCTACTAAATCTTTTTTCAAAGAATTAAAATCTTTACTTACATATTTTACATTAGATGGTATATATTTTTGTTTACTTGAATAAGCCATTTTTTCTATCCTATATCAACTTGAACAGATGACAATCTATCTGAACCATTCTTTACTTTAAAAATTAATTTAATTCCAATTTGATTAGCATCTTGACTACTCAAATCTATCTGTATATCTCGTATCTGTACGAATGGTAACCAATAAGAAAAAGTTTGAACTATATCATTTTCTATTTCTACAGCAGTATTTTCTGTTATAGGTTCAAACAAAAACCTTCTTAGATTAATACCAAGATTAGGTTGCATCACTCTTTCACCGCGTTGTGTTAATAATAATAATCTTATATTACTTTTTATGGCATCCTCAGTGGTTTTTGTACCTTTGAAGAAACCATCACCATCTGGCACTATAGCAGTTGGAAAGTCAATACCAACATTAACTCTTGGGTTTTGACTAAGTATGTCGTTGTTTTCTTTTCTATTTAAAATAGGCATTATATCTTCTTAGGTTTCAACAGTTGTACTTTTGATTTCATCACTTGTAAAGAAACATTACCAGCAGCTCTTAATCCAATGTTATCTTTTTTCATACTAATTTGTGCTCTACCAATATGATCTTCTATAGCAACTGGTGTAATACTTGTACCACCACCATAGTTAAATGGTTTTTGAGGACCTGTTGCTGTAATAGTCACTAGTTTATTTACTACAGGACCCATACCAAATAAATATTGTTGATTAACACCAAATGGTATCTTGGGCAACCATGGATTCTTTTTACTAATACTAACTGGAGCATCCATATGAGTTATACTGAACTCTTGTTGCATTACCCAACCAGCTATAGCATTTGCCATGTCCTTAGAGAAATTTGTTATTTTTCTTTTATCCGATGATTTCATCTCATCCCAAACTTCCTGTGTCATTCTATTTATCTGAGCTTGTTCTATTTCTTTAGCAAGACCTCGATACCCTCTAGGATAAAAATTAGTTATAAATTCTATGATCTTAGTTATCATCTACACACCATTTTTAAATTTTGCCTTTTCTTCTACGGCTTTCATCACATTTGAATAATCTTTGTTTAAAGCATTTGCCAAATGATCAGGTAGATTAGCAGTTTCATCCATTACAGAAGTAGTCTCAGCTTCTTTATTAATATTTTGCCACTCACCCGAATCGGCAGTTTCTTTGAGTAAATCATTTAATATAGAGTCTTTTGTCATTGGAACTCTCTTTTTTGATTCAGTCGTAGTTTTTTGAATCGGTTTAGCAGTGGTAGTTACAGTGGGTGTTTCGTTAAGTATCTCATCATTTATCTTACTAACCAGTACTTCTTTTAACTCTTTACGAAGTCCAGCAAGAGAGTATTCTATTTCTTCTCTTACTACTTCTCTTATTACTTTCTTAAATAAAGATAACTTCATTATTACTCCTGATTTGGTTCTATAAAATGTTTACTACTTAAAAATGTTGACTTTGGTGTTTCAGCTTCTAAACTTTCTGGCTCACCTGATGGTTCAAATTCTGTATCTAAACCAAGACCTCGTTTCAACTGACTTATAGCAGCAGCTAATGGTGTGGTGCCAGAAAAACAAGGTGTACCAGGTCCTAAACCAGAAGCTGGAGCCGTGTATGCTAATGTTCCTATAAAGTCTATTATTTCAATCAATGCTTTTTGTAATTCAGTTCCCAACACCATTGGTTGTGTTCTTTCTTTAGCTTTGTTTCCTATATAAATATTTTTAGATTCAAGAACTGTGTAACCTTTATTTGTTATACTCATGTTTTTACCAGCACCAATATTAATATGTCTGTTTGATGATACTGTTACATCTTCATCTTGTGAATCTAATATTATCCTATCAGATTGCATTATCATCTGATTAAATTGTTCTTGTTGTTGTATGTCAGGTTGAACAGTAGCATACTCATAATCAAATTGTCCCTCAGTATTACCTGAAGCCATTTCAGGTCCCTTACCTTCATTCTCCCCACTGTCACATGATAATTTAAATGCCGTATCTGATGGAAAGTTTTGTTTTAAATTTCCATTCGATGTCATAGCTATCAGTGAACCATCAGTTAATTTTTCTTCCAATCCATTACTATTGTTTGCTATCTTTACATTAGGAAACTCACCATCTTGACCTAGTCTAATTGAATTACCTTTCCTACCTTCAAAGATCATATCAGAACTACCCATTCCAAATAATTCTCTAGCCCAACCATTAATTGGATTTGGTTTTAATGCATCTTCAATTTCTGGTTTCTTTACCTTACCAGATTTTTGAAACAATTGTTTAACTGTAGACATTTGTTGTGCAAACAATTCTCTTTCAACTTTTTGTTTACCAGGTGAATCCATATTAATTGCCTTCTTAGTGGCATTAGTAAATAGTTTTGAAATACCAGTATCAGGTGAAAATGTAGGATCATTATTAGTATTGATTGGACCTCTATAATAATTTATGTTATCGACAGTTGTATATTCAATCATATCATTATGTGCGATAGCTGGTGTAAAATGAGTATCTATTGGTTGTGCTAGTTCTGTTCGTTCCTTTGGATTAAATTCATTAGCTGGATAAAATTCTATTATCCCAGCTGCAAAACCAGGATTTATCTTTTTAAATTTATTTGGATCAATTGTAGCTTTACTTAATTCTGCGGAATTAGTAAACACTCGATTTACTCTACCTCGTCTGTATATGTTTTCAGGATTAGAAGCAACTTCTCTTGCCTTTTTCTGTCGATTAGCAACTTCAAATATTGTTTTTACAGCAGTGGTATCACCATAACTAGCCATTAACTGTCTCCATATTTTTTTCGGAGTTCTTCTATACCTATCTCATCTGATTTTTTCTGTAAGTCTGTAGATACATCTTCAAGGGCATTCATCAACTCTTCTTTTTCTTCATCAGATAATAATGCTACATCCGATTCTGCTGTCATAGTCTTAGCCATAAGTCGTTGATACAGAGTTGCTAATTTAACCAGGTTATCATCGTTCTTAATCCCTACATCCATCAGTTCTTTTATTATAGGTCCTACAACAGCTATATCTTCAATACCTTGTATGTAACCATGTACCTCTTGGACTAAAAGATCAATCTGAGTCTTTTTTA